CTATCACATTGCTTTAGGAAACACCATGTCAATACAACAACTAATCGACGACATCAAAGCCGAAGGCTTGCAAGTGTTCGGGCCAGAGAAGCTGACCTCCTATGTGTTCTTTACTGACGGCACACGCATTGGTTACGGGCAGTACAACAACTTTGACGGCGTCAAGTTCAGCACCGTACACAAGGCATGCCGCGAGTGCGGCACAGGCTTCCAAGCCGACAGCATTGAACAAGCCTTGTCGTTTGCCCCGTCATGGGCCAAAAGCGCAGACCGTTCTGCGGTGCGCAAGTACAAAGACTTCGACGAATTCAAAACCAAAAACTGGCAATCGCTGGTGCAGTATTAAGGAGAACACATCATGTCCGCATTTATCGTCAACGACTATCACATCAACGCCTTGATCACTTACGGCGTGCAAAACAAAGCCCAGTACTGGACCGGCAAAGAGTGGGTCTACTTCAACCAAGACACCGCTTGGTCGCTGGCCAGCAAGCTGTACCGCGCCAATGTTCAAAGCGTCAACAGCCGATACAAGCAGCGCACCCGCTCAACTGGTTTCAAGTACAAGCCAGTCGGTGTAAGTCACCTCTTGCCGGTTGACATCATCAGAGCGTGCGACTGCCTCGAATACCAGAGCTGCGAGCGCAAAGAATGGGAGCGCAGCCAAGCAAAGAAGGTGCTGATCGCCATTCGTGAAAAAGCGATCGACGCACTGGCAAAGTGCTCTAGCGCATGGGAGCTCGAGGAGCCGGCAGAAAAGCAACCAGAAGTTGTCAGCCTCATGGCAGCAGCCAAGGCCATGGGCAAGCTGCAAATCATCAACGTGGGGGCAAAGCATGGCTAAAAATATTTTCTAGACCCCCTTGCAAGACTTCACAATGCTGATATATAATTCAACCCGAGACGACACGTTTTTAACCACTCCTTAAAGGACACAATCATGGAATCTATTTCTCTCTCCACTCTCATCGCAGCCCGCATCGCCGCAAAGCGTGCAGAAGACGCTGCTGTCACAGAACGCCGTCGCATCGATGCATCGATCGCCGAGCTCCTCAAAGACGCCAACAAAAAAGAGGGTTCGATCTCGCAAAAGGTCGAAGGCTACAAAGTCACCGTCACCTACAAACTTGACCGCAAGGTCGACAACGAAAAGCTCGTCAATGAGTGGTCCAAGTTGCCAGTGGATGTGCAAGCCGCATTCAAGTGGAAGGCCGACCTCTCCGTGTCTGAGTTCCGCAAGCTCGAGGGCAAGGCATCGCTGAACGCCTCGCAGTATTTCACCACCAACGAAGCCAGCCCATCGATCAAGATCGAAGCGGTTTAATTTTTTCACGGAGTATCACAATGGATAAGAACATCGCAGCGATCTTGCGCGAAGACACCAAAACAATCGGTGTCACCTTTAGCGAAAACGGATTCGCATCAAAGACCTACACCTATGTTGCCAACTTCCCCGTCGATGTTGGCGACACCGTTGTAGTCCCATCAGGCAGCGACGACAACTTCAAGCTGGCCACGGTAAGCCGAGTCGACGTTGATCTTGAGATCGAACCAAGCTCGAGCATTAGATACAAGTGGGCTGTCAGCAAGGTGGACTTTGATTCGTACACCAAGAACATGGAGCGCAACAAAGAGATCGAGCGCCAGCTCGCGACAGCGTACCGCTCGAGTGCTCGTCAGGCATACGCGCAGCAATTCTTGATTGGCGCAAGCCCAGAGGTTATCGCGCTGGTCAAAGGCAGCTAATTTCAACTAAAGGAAATCACAATGGCTATAACACTCAAGTCCACCAAGGACGCCGCACTTGACGGTATCAAGATCCTAGTTCACGGCCCCGCCGGCGCAGGCAAGACAAGCCTGTGCGCAACGACTGGCGAACCGACCGTGATCATCAGCGCCGAGTCGGGCCTGCTGTCACTGCGTGGCGTGGACATTCCCGTCATCGAAGTGAAGGCGCTCGATCAACTGTACGAGGCCTATGACTTTGTGGTGAACACACCAGAAGGTCAAGCCTTCAAGTGGATCTGCCTCGACTCGATCAGCGAGATCGCCGAGGTGGTGCTGAACCACGAAAAGAAAGTTGCCAAAGATCCGCGCCAAGCATACGGCGCGCTGGCAGAAAAGATGACCGATCTGATTCGCGCATTCCGCGATCTGCCCGGTCGCAATGTTTACTTCTCTTGCAAGCAAGAACGAGCGAAGGACGAACAGTCGGGCGCGATGCTGTACTACCCAGCCATGCCCGGCAACATGCTCAAGCAGGGCGTGGGTTACTTCTTCGACGAGGTGATGGCCTTGCGCGTTGAGAAAGACGCGGATGGCAATCCAACACGCTGGCTCCAAACCAGTCGTGACTACAACTACGAAGCCAAGGACCGCTCCGGCGCCCTTGAGATGTTCGAGTCCCCCGATCTAGCAGCAATCGCCGCGAAGATTTCTTCCTCAACCGCCAACTAAAGGACACCCATCATGGCGCAACTTAACTTCGACACCAACACCGCTCCCAAGCGTGAAAACAACTACGAGCTGCTTCCCGCAGGCTGGTACACGGCTCAGGTCACTGAGTCCGAGATCGTGCCTTTGAAGTCTGGCCTTGGCCAAGCTCTCAAGCTCACCTTCGAGGTGCTCTCAGACGGCTACCGCAACCGCAAGGTGTGGGCCCGCTTGAACATCCAGCACCGTGGCAGCCCCGAGGCTGAGCGCATTGCCAACGAGCAACTGCGCGAGCTGTGCGAGTCAGTCGGCATCGTTCGCATGAACGACACCGTCGAGCTGCACAACAAGCCTGTGCAGATCAAAGTCAAGATCCGCAAGGACGACAGCGGTCAGTACGAAGACCAGAACGAAGTCACCGGCTACAAGTCCGGCGGCGGTGGCGCACCTCAAGTTGGCTCAATGCCACAGCGCGCAGCAGTGCCAGCAGCCAATGCCCCTGTGGCTCAGCCTGCACCCGCTGCCGCAGCAGCCGGCGGCGCAGCCCCTCCTTGGGCTAAGCGCGGCTAATCAATCGGGGGAAAGCGGATGCCGTCGTTGGGGGTTCCCGGCGATGCAAACGGTGCAGCGAGTACCCCACCAATTTTCCAACCACCTGAAAGGTAACTATGTCAGAGCAAGAAGCGCAACAACCACAACCTCCAATCATCACAATCAAGATGGTCCCCGCCGGCGTCGAGCTGGTGCTTAACGCCCTCAACAACTTGCCACGCGGGCAAGTCGAAGGTTTGTTCCAAGAGATCGCTGGCCAGTACAGCTATCAAATCCAAGAGCTGCAACGCGCCGAGCAAGCTGCAAAGAAGCAAGCGCCAGCACCAGTCGAAACAAACGTCAAGGCAGCAGTCAAGAAAGCTGTCGCAAAGAAGGCGGCTGTGGCAGGAGGTAAAAAGAAATGAGCACACGCATCTACTCAGTCGAGGGTCCAGACGAATTCCGTTTGGTCAAAGCGTCAACGAAGCAAGCGGCCCTGCGCCACGTTGCTGCCAGCCGCTACAAGATTGATGTCGCTAACCAAGACACTTTGGTCGGCGCCATTCAAGACGGCGTGCAGGTAGAGGTTGCTGGCGATGAGCCAGCTCCTACAGCCGAGTAATCGGCGGCTCCCTTCGGGGAGCCTGTAAAGGTGAGGTGCTTGCGCGGGACAGTTCGGAGATGGATGTCTCTATTCAGGCCACGGCCCCCATAGAACGGCGGGGAGTTCGCATAAGCACCTCACCTTTGCAACACACGGAGAACCCCAATGGCAAAACTGCCCGAGCCGATCAACACCACGATCGCGAAAATTTACGAGGCGTATGAGAACGACGCCGACAGTGGCAACCGCCCTCACCTCGGCGCCTCACTGATTGGCCACGCATGCGAGCGCTACCTGTGGCTGACCTTCCGCTGGGTCAGCGCCAAGAAATTCAGTGGCCGCATGCTGCGCCTGTTCGAGACAGGCCAGCTCGCAGAAGCCCGCTTCGTCGCGAATCTGAGGCGCATAGGCGTCGAAGTGCACGATGTCCAGCCCGACGGTACCCAGTGGCGCGTTATGGCCCTTGGCGGCCATTTTGCTGGCTCCATGGACGGTGCCTGCGTGGGGCTGCCCGAGGCGCCAAAGACTTGGCATGTGCTCGAGTTCAAGACCCACAACGAGAAGTCGTTCAAAGAGCTGGTGACTAAGGGCGTGCTGGTGGCC